AGCTGCTGCTCAGATAGAAAATGGTATATGGGTAGGAGATACTTCAGGAATATTTGGAGCAGGATTTTTATCTGATGATGGTGTATTTGACCAAAATGGTCTTAATGCTTCTGCAACAGCAGACTTTACACAGGTTACAATGAACTCAGGAGCTGCTACTACAAACGCTAATATAGATGATGCTTTAGCTACAGTATACGCAAGTGTAACAGGTAGTCATCCAGGACTTGAATTTAAAGAGGGTTTTGGATTCTATATGAATAACAAAATGTACAGCTTCTATGCTCAATACTTAGCAGGAACAGCTACAGGGCAAGGTATTAATATGTTAGGCTTAACTCTTAATCCTGAAAACCTTAGTTACTTAGGACATCCAATCTACAGATGCCCAGGTATGCCAGATGATGCTATTGTTGCAACATACAAAAGTAATCTAGTATTTGGTACTAACTTAGGAACTGACTTAACTGAAGCTCAAATTATCCCGACTTATCAATATGATGGGAGCGACAATATTAGAGTTGTTATGAACTTCGGTATAGGTGTTCAGTCAGGAATTGGAACTGATGGTGTAGTTGGTGTTATATTTTAATATATACCTAAATTAATGGGGGTTGAAATATGCCCCCTTTTATTAACAATATAAAACAAAAATAAAATGGCTTGTGAATTAACTAGAGGACTTTTAGTAGACTGTAAAGACCAGATTGGAGGATTAAAAACAATCTTCTTTTGTGCTAATTATTCTACTAACATATCCCAACAATATACTCCAAATGGAACTGATGCGTTACAAATAGATGGGGCAGGGTTTTCAGGATGGAGTGCTTATGGCTCTCCTACTGCCGATACTATGACTTTGTACAAGTATGACCTAAGACCTAACCTATCATCAATGACTGTTAATATTAATTCAGATGCTTCAGCAGGAACTACATTTTTTTCTCAGACTTTAAGTTTGACACTACAAAAAATATCAGTTGCTCAAGCAAATGAAATTAAATTAATATGCTACAATAGGGTACAAATATTCGTTCAAGATAATAACGATAATGTATATCTATTAGGGATGAATAACGGAATGGATGTAACAGGTGGTACTATTGTAACAGGAGCTGCTAAGGGAGATATGTCAGGGTTTACATTAGAATTTGAGGGGCAAGAGAAAGAACCTATCTTTATGATTAAGAAAACAGCAGGAAGTGGAACAGATTATCCATTTGATGCTTTAAGTGATGCTGACTCTCAACTTACTATTGTATCAGGAACATAATTAATAATCGTTACTCAAAAAGAAAGGGAGCTAAATTGCTCCCTTTTTTTATTGTGTTTAGTGTGCTTTAAATTCTTCTTCTAATTCTCTTATTAATTTTGATAAATATTTAAGCCTTACAGGATTATTATTACTTTCCCAAAGTAGCCTCGTTTCTTTTCTTAAGCTTTTTATTAAAATAATTTCTGATTCTTGTTCTATTGTTTTCATTTTCTCTTTTAGTATTAGTTAATAATAATCAAATATATAAAAAATATTTTATATTCTACTATATTTTATAAAGTTTTTTTTATAAAACTTACATTTACAAACGAATTACCTATATTTATATATACTATTAAAAGACTAATACTATGGCTTGGAAAGTAAAAAAAGAATGGCAAGGCAAAAGTCCTGCAAATGTAAACTATCCTTTAGATGAATTAACACAAAGGCAGATACTAAAAATTAGCGAAACATTAAGAAACGCTTATTTTGAGCAGGAAGTTGCAAAACCAAAAAAGAAAAAAGTTAAAATAGAAACAGATTCTTACAATGAGTACACAGACTAAAGTGCCTGATTTTGATATGATAGATGAATACAATAAGAAGTTTAATGAAGCTACTACAGAAGAAGAAATATTAGAAGTTATAAAAGAATATCAAGATAAACTATGGAAAGATAATGTATAAAGCAGATTTCGTATTATTCCCTTTTACACAAAATTATGTATGGTTTTATGAAAACCTAAATGCTTATGTGGATTTACCATCTTCTACTTTTTGGATTGTGTTAAAATTTACAGGAAGAAATAACAATTACCAGCGATAGGTATGTTAAGTTTGGTTTTACTGCTTGGATGCCTAAATGGAATACAGATACTCAACCTTTTGACACTTCAGGCAATATGTCAGTAGGTAATGCTGTATTGCCAACTGTAGATACTTATGATATTAAGGTTTACTATTCTACTTCCTCAACAAAAGATACGGATAGTTCTGATGTCACTTTAATACCTGAAATAAAGCCTGTTTTACTTTGTACTGATGAGAATAGAGATATTGTTACTAATTCATCAAGTTGGGCAGATTATTTAAACCCTGCTTTTGTTACTTACAATCCTTATACAACAAATGATTTAACTGAAGTTGAAATGTCGCCTTATGGTAAACCTGCTTCAGCTTCAGTAGATAATAGAGATGCTCAATATGGGGCACAAACTTGGACACCAAATTACAATGGATAATGAAAAAGAAAAATAATACAGAAATATCAGTAATACATTTAGCAGAGTTTAATCTGCCTCAAGTTACTGAAACAACTAATAAGGATTGGATTCAATTTGGTACTGATAATATGTACCCTCAATATCTACTTGAGCTATATAATGGTAGTAGTATTAATAACGCTATTATTAAAGGCGTTTCAGCTATGATTTATGGAGAGGGGTTAGATGCTACAGATAGAGAAGATAGTGAAGAACATAAGGAACAATGGTTAAGGCTCACATCTTTACTAGGACATTCACAGAAAGACCTTTTAAAGTGCCTAGCGTTTGATTTAAAGCTGTTCGGTATGTGTTATGTTAATACGATATGGAACAAGCCTAGAACTAAGATAGTAGAGATGTATCACATCCCTGCTCAATATATAAGAAGTGGAAAAGCTGATGGTTATGGTAATGTAAATGAATACTATTATTCAGCAGATTGGACTAATACTAGAAAGCACAAGCCAAGAACATATAAAGCGTTTGATGAAAAGGACAGGACAAGTGCTAGTCAAGTATTATGTATCAAGGATTATTCTCCAGGAAGCTATTATTATTCACTACCTGACTATCAAGGCTCTACTTCTTATATTCAGTTAGATATGGAGATTGCTCAATTTCATTTATCTAATATCGAATCAGGTATGTTTCCTAGTATGGCAGTAAACTTTGCAAACGGAGTGCCTACAAGAGAGGAGAGAAGAACTATAGAAAGACAGATTAACTCTAAATTTGGTGGTAGTGGTAATGCAGGAAAGATTCTTATAACTTTTAATGATGGAAAAGATACAGCTCCTGAGATAGTTCCTATAAGTTCAAATGACAATGCTGACAGTTATCAATTTCTATCTACAGAAACTACTAGAAAAGTTTTAACAGGTCATCGTTGTACTAGCCCACTCCTCTTTGGCGTTAATGGAAATTCATCTTTTGGAAACAACGCTGATGAGCTTAGAGATTCTTACAGCTTATTTAACAATACAGTCATTAAGCCATTCCAGAACACGCTTTTAGATGGTTTACAGGACATTTTTAGTATTTGTGATATAAACCTTGATTTGTACTTTAAATCGCTTAAACCTGCTGATTTCATAGACATTAGTAATGTAGCTAAAGTAAGTGAAGATGAGCAAGAAAAAGAGGGAATAGATACAGGAGATGAAATAAAGAAAGAATTTACTGAATTATCTAATGATGAATTTGATATTTTATTAAAAAACTTAGAGGGAGAGCAAATTAATGATGATGAATGGGAAGTTGTAGATGAAAGAGAGCAAGGTACAGGAGATGATTACGAAAAATGGGCAGATAGATTTATACAAAAGAGAGAAGATTTTGCAGTAAATGAAATTAAAAGTAATGAAGATAAATTCAGTTATTTAGACAAGTCTTATTATAGAGTAAGGTTTAAGTATATGATGAGATTAAGCAGAGGGGGTTTTGTTTATAGAATAGAAGATATAGATGTAGCAAGTGAAAGGGGAATAAATAGACAATTAGGACACAAGGGCAGACCATACGACCTTTTCAAGTTCAAGGGAGGTGTTTATTGCAGACATAAATGGAACGAAGTATTATATAGACTTAAAAAAGGTACTGAGTTAAAAGATGGTCAAAGTTTAGATAATGATTATAACAAAGTAGATAGTATTCCTGCAAGTTATAAAAGAAAACCAAAAGGATTAAGAGAAAGTAAAATAGCTCCTTATAATATGCCAAATAATGGACATTATCCAGGAGTAAAATAAATTAAAATTATGGCAATAGAATATACATTTACAAGTGCAACAGGTATTACCTCAAGTAGTGCTTATCATAGAATTTATAAAATAGTTTATAATAATAAGAAATCTACAGCTACAGCTACAGCAGAGGTATTTCACGATGCTTCAGCTAGGAATAGTAATAAAGTACCTATTGATGTAGTAGAATTTGACTTTGCTATGTCAGTAGGAGATACAGATAAAAATCCTGTTAAACAAGCATATACTGCTATGAAAACAAAGAAATCTGTAAAGAGTAGTATAGGTGGCTCAGTAAATATAGATTATAAGACTAAAAAAAGATTCAGCTCTTGGTGGAAGCGTAGATGACAATTTATTACTACCATATATACTGATGGCACAAGATAGATATATATTACCTGTACTTGGAACTGATTTAAATAATGCTTTAATTACTAAAATTCAAGGTAGTAGTTTGGCAGGAGATTATCTTACTCTTTTACAAACATATATACAACCTGCTTTAGTTCAGTTTGCTTTTGCTACTGTACTCCCATTCCTTAGGCTTAGAATGGTTAACAATTCTATAGTAACTATGAATAGTGAGCAAGGCTCTAGCGTTTCTCATTCCGATTTAAAGCCTTTAATTTCAGCGAGCATTGACCAAGGCGAGTTCTACAGAGAACGCTTGATAGACTTCATAAGAAACAACACAAGTAGCTTTCCTGAGTATAGCTCAAATACAGGGGCAGACCTTACTCCTACTTCTCAAAACTATTATGCAGGATTAAATTTAGATGTAGCTCCAATGAGTAATAAAACAAAGTCCTTTTTACAAGGAGCAGATATAACGATATGTTGTTAAGATATGCAAACAAAACAAAAGGAAAAACAAAGGAAAAATAACGAACAAAAATTAAAAAAATATTTAGATAGTTATGGCAAATCAAAGACTGACAGACAAAACATCTCTAGAACAGCAGGTAGGGTCAGGTGATATCCTGATGGTGGTAGATGTAAACGATACTACTGGTAGTGCAGAAGGTACGAGTAAGAAGATGGATTTTAAATACTTAATGCAAACAGATAAAATTTCATTAAGTAATGCAGAAGCACAGGATTTAAGTACCAATGAAAAGGTATTAGTAGGAGCTTTAAGTGGTTATATGATTACCGTATATAATGTTACAGTGCTATGTACATACGCAGCAAGTCAAGAAACAGCTAACAAGTTATTGTATTTAGGCTTTGATGATACAGAGAATACCAGATACTGGTTTGCTCAACCTCGTTTTATGAATACTATAACAAGTAATGCTACCTATTGTTTTTCGCCTGCTCCAGGATTATCAGGAAGTTATA